AACGCTAATGGTGTTAGAACCAATTGTAACAGAACCTGTAGTAGAAGCATTCCAACCAGCACCACTAATTGCAAGACGATTATATCCAGAAGCTCCTGTACCACTTACCTCTACGATATTAAAAGTACCTGTATTTAATGTAGCTGCAATGTTACTGTAACCAGAGCTGGTAATATTTGTCCATGGCGTAGTAAAGAGGCCAACATAGAGAGGGTTAGGAATACTAACTGCAGCTCTAGGCGAAATATTTAAAAGGTAGTTAAGACCTTCTTGAGGAAATAAATATGGGGATGTAGAAGCCATAGTAGCCCTTTCTTATTGAATTTGGATATTGACATTAAATACAATTTGATCTCCTGTATTTAATGAAAGACCGGTAAAGCTAGTTTTAGCCAATATTTGACCAGAAACCTGTGTAATTGGAGTTTGAGCAGCAATTGTACTTAAAGCTGTTGAACCATTTGACCCTCTATTTACATAGAGAGTAGTAGAACCATTACCACTAACTACCTGCATCACTTCAGATAGGACCTGAATGCTAAAGGGGTAACTAGAGGGCCAACTATAATAACTATTTGGTATAATGAAAGTTTGAGTATTACTGTTAACTTGCTGCGATAGTGTATCCTGAATAGGGGATCCCTTTGAAGAGAATAAACCTAGATTGGTTAAGGTTTGAATACCTGTACTAGACCATGTGCCTGACCATTGGTAGGTGTCGCCTGAGGTAGTTGTTGAAACAACCCCGATAGTTCCAGATACTCTAGTTTGTACTTCACTAAAGAGTGCTAAATCTGTAGCACTAGCTGTACCAGTACCAGTACCAACAGCTAGGTATTGAGGACCAAAATTGACAAGAGCGTTAACAATAGATGACCTAGTGTTACTACTTACAGTTCCTGACATTTTTCCTCTTTACTCAGAAAATGAGACGATAAAAGCTCACCAAGATCTTCTATCGTCCCATCTTCTTTAATCTTTTTAGCACTAACGGTTATTTTAGCACTAATTGATTCCATATTAGCACTGCTGTTGCTTGGTATTCCGCTGCTTGGCCTGGTTAAGGTTTGATTGGTAAGCGGCAAAGTAACCGGTCCAAATTTGTGTTTCTGAACCACCATCAATTGTGCCTGTCTGAATTTGACGGACTTGCTTGACTTCTGTCTTTGTGGTATCCTGGGTTGTGTTACCAAAACCATAGATTGGGTAGGCGTGAACAATAGCATCGTCAACCCAGGTAGGAACAGCATTTGGTGTACCGTAGTAGTTAGGGTAGATACCACTTAATGTACTGGCAGTAAATGTTACACCACTAATTGTAGCAGGGTAGGTAGTGGGGTTAGCTGAACCAAAACCTGAAACGGTCAGGTTACCACTTGGAACTGTACCGTTGGTACTAAAGACAATAAAGTCCAAAAGACCAAGTGAAGCCAGAGTATCTGTAGGCTTATTCCAGGTACTAAAAGTCAATACACCAGAGGTTGTAGCTAAAGCGTTGTTCATTAAACCATTGAAACCACTAACGGTTGTATTACCATTCAAACCACTAACAGTAAACTGATTGTTAGTGATCTGGAAGTAGGTACTTGTACCACTGGGGGAAACGGTCAAACGGAACAACTGTGAAACACTACCACTTGCTGTAGCGTTAACTAAAGCAACTGGGCTGTAAACTGGGTTCGACCAGTAACTATTAGCACCACCAGTATTGTTGGCTCTAATAACCTGCTTTACAGCCTGTTCGTTGGAAACATTGGGCGTTGGGAAACTAGCCATTATTGGCCACCACCTTCTCTTCTAGAGTTGTACTGATCGGTTTGAAAAACGAATCCACCGTTGTTAACGGAAGCCCAACCTGTATTACTAACGTTGTAAACAAAAACGTTACCACTGTAGGTAGCATTAGTAACACCACTAATTACAGCGTTAACAGATTGTGGTGAGTAGGGGTAGTAAAAGTTTGTGGTAGTATTGGCATTTAACGCACCTGATGGAACATTTACCGTGAGGGGAGTACCCTCAGAAGCGAGCGCAGAGACAACCGGCGTCTCGTGCTCTGTATTATTGGTTGACTCTGTGCTCAACTTCTTTCTCCTTAAATTAGAGGGTGAATTCTGATTCTCCCGTACCCACATGAGCACGGAAATTCTTTGGTGACTCAGGCTTATTTGCTGAGCCGGCCCAGACTTGTGCAGGCGTCTGGGAAGGACCCTTTGGCTCTGCTTCATCTGGCAACGGGATCTTGTACATACCGTTGTTATTGGAGGCGTCTGGACCTAACGATTCCATGAGGTGATCAAGGTGATTCTCATGCTCGTTGGGCTCATCTACAAGCTCCATCGATCTTTCTTCGGCTTCTTCGTCAGTTAAGAAACGAATTTTACCACGCTGTACTGCACGTAAAACAAATGGATCTCTACGGATAGCTTCGTCAATTGACTGAACTGATCCGTGGATACCATTGGCCTTTAACTTAAAAGAACCCTTTGGACTACTAAAGTTAGTAGTTGAGTTCATTAAGTTTTCGATCCAACCAGCAACCTCAATGTCCTTCATACCCTTAAAGGCACCTGTAGAAGGGGTCTTAGCTGTGATTAAATCTTGCGGATTGGCCTTGTGCTCCTCGATGACTCCATCAAACTCTGGAATACCTACCGGGGTGCTCTGGCCATTATCGCCTGATCTTGATACGGTTCTTGCCATTATAGCTCCTTGCTTCAAGGGGACATATTTTGTCCCTCGCAATGTGGTAAAATTCTACCACCTCTTTAGTAACATCTACGATAAATTACATGTTACTAATTGAGAGGAGCCCCTAGATTTTACTCCAGAGGCCCCTCCCAATAGGTTTGTTAAGACTAGGACTTAACGATCTTACCCAGACCACGTGGGTTAAGAACGATCTCGGAGACGAGCTCGTCCATGACCCAACCCTTGTGGAACTTCTCTGGGGTGTGGTTCTCTTCGACGTCGAGGGAGTACATAACTGGGAAGACACCGAGGAACTCGGGGCTTGGGGTCATGTAAACTGTACCCTGTGGGACTTCGATTGAACGCTGGACTTGGAAACCACCGAATTGAACGATACGCTCACCGGCAACAACGCGGTCCTTGAAGGCCCAACCGGTCTGGTTGATGTCCCACTTGTAGAGGTCACGGTAGTCGAGGGGGTTGAACAACAAGCGTGAAGCCTCCAACTGGTGGACTTCAATCAAAGCAACGAGGTCGTACAGGGAGTCAGGTGTAACGTAACCGGACAACTCGTTGACGATGTGGTTAGGTGAAACGGTGTGGTTGGGGTCAACGGCGTAGTTGTTGATAGCAGCCTCAAGGACTGTAATTAAACGGGCGTCTTCCTGCATCATAATAGCCTGCTTGGACATGTCCTGAGCATACTCAACGATGTTTACACGGAGGTACCACAGGTCTTCCTTCTTAATCTGAGGGAATGTTGCGATACGGAACAAACGGACCGGAACCTTCTTACCTTCGAAAGGTGTAACGCGGACTTCACCTTCGTTACCGGAAAGAATGTAGGCCTGACCGTATTCGTCCAGGACGTCGTACATGACGGGAACACCAGGGGTAAGTGGGTCTTCCAGGAGGACGTTACGGGTCATACCCTGGTAACGGAGCTTCAACTGAATAGGACCAATCATACCCTGACCCAAGCGGACCATGTAGTTGTCCTTGTCGGCGAGGACGCCAGCAAGACGGCGTTGCTTCTCTTCACGAGTAGCCTGGACACGACCGGTAGCGGTCTTGAGTCTCTCACGAGCCTCTACGATGTCGGCAACGTAGCTGTCCGACTTACGGGCAGTACGGGGAGCAAGGTGCTCAGCAACACTGCCGTTAGGGGTAATTGTACTCATTGTTATAAGTATCCTTTCTTAACCAGTACTACTAGTTCTGTGGGTTGACGTTGTCAATCAAGCGGATTGTAATCTGAGTAGGACTCAGAACGTCAATCAACTCAGCAACTGGAATGTTGTACGGAGCAACACCAGAAACGGTGGTCAACTGACCAGGCTGGTTGGTGTTAACGTATAACCACTGACGAGCACCGGTAGTTGGAACTGCGTATGAAGCAGTAGTGTCAAAAGCAGGAGCTGTTAAGCTAAAGAAGGCATTACTGCCACCAAGCCAAACGGCCCAAGCGTTGACACCGACCTGAGTAACGTCATCAATGTTTGCATTGCGGTCCAGAGCCGAAAGACCAAAAGGCTGCTGAGCTGTTGTCAAAGACGTAACAGAAGAGCTACCAAGTAAGGCAACGGTGTCAGGGCCACTTCTGGTCAAGACGAAACCGGAGTAAATGTTACCAGTCTCGGATGGGTCCAGGAATGTGTTGTACGGAGTAGCTTCGTACTTCTCGTACAGAGGGGTGCACGTACGGTGAACCCCAACGTTAGCTACGCTATTAAGTTGCAGCATGTTTCTTTCTCCTTATATTGGGATTAAAGTGTCATCAGGAAGTCATCTGACTTAGCGTCAGTGGGGCTTACTGTTGAGGCCGTCGTCAGGCGACCCATCTCTGGCAAACGGTTTGCACCACTTGCCACTTTCTGGCTCCGGGGTTGACGGGCCCCAGATTCTTCGAGCATGTCAATGCTTGCCTTAAAACCTGCAAGCTTTGCATCGGACATTTGCTCAAACTTTGCAATGTGCTTAGCACGGTCCTCGTGAGTAACCATACCAAGTCTCTCAAGGCGATCAACAACCTCGATTGCATCTAAAATCTTTTCCTTACCGGCTTGAACAGCAGCCTGCATTTGCATTTGCTGGTCAGGAACCAATGCGGGGTTAGTACCGTCATTGGGCCAAGGCTCACGGTGGAAGTTATAGGCAAGACCAAAACCGGTCTCTCCACCATCGTTGTAGTAGTCAGGAACGTCAGCTAAGGCCAACTGGTTAGGTTGAACGTTAGGAACAAGTACATTTGACTTACTGTCTGGAGTCATAATGTAGTTACGGTCAAAAGGACCACTTACGTCATCCAGGTTTTGAACCTGTGTTTGGTAATTGGTTTCCTGATTACCATTGGTAGCGGTAACGCTCATACTGGACAATCTTTCCTCTAATTGCTTAAGTGACTTACGGACATTCTTGGGGTCTGCACCGGCAATGTAGCCTTCTTCAATTTCACTAGCAAACTTAATCAAAAGCTTGGCCTCACCAATGTTTTGACGAGCACTAGTTCTAACGGTGTCGTTGGAACGAAGGTCGGTGACGATAGCAGCTAATCTTGAACCAAGGTCACTAAAGTCGGCAACAAAACTATTCTTGAGGTCCTTACGAAGATCTCTAGAAGCCTCATAAGCACGGTAGAGTGTCTCTTCAACACCAGGGTACTCAACTGAAGCATTCTTACCGAGGTTGTTATCAACGTTGTAGGGAAGAACACCAGGCTGTTGGAAGGCGGCAGGAATACCCTGATCTTCAGGAGCCATTTCAAGCCCGTCATCCATCTGGCCGGGGTGTCTAACCCAAACAGCATTACTACCAGGACCACCCATTGCATCAGTTGCAGATGCATCGAGGTCAGTAACATCTAAGAAACGGGGGTCGTAAATGTCCTTGTGACCTTCAGCTACAGAAGCTGGGGCCTGCTGTGTTAATCCAAATGGACCATCGAGATACATAGTACTGGTCTGGTCGTATTGGATACCAGGAACAGCTGCCTCGTGGATTAGCTCGTCGTCAAATCGACTCATTCTAGCTCCTTGTTTGTCTTGGGTTTGTTGCTGTTCTTTATTCATTTCAAGAACATCATTTTCTGCTTCATTCATCCGAGTGTTGGGAGCATTTTGTGCTTCCCCTAAGTCGGTATCTTTATCGTCTGAAACGATAACGAATGCCTTCTTAGACTTAGACTTCTTTTTTTTCTTGGGCTTTACGTAATCTGGGTTCTTGGGGTTATTCTCCCAAGCAACCACCTTTAGGCTAGGATCATATCCTGTGATATGTTCCTGACCCTTAGGTCGTTGTTGAATGGGGTGCATAAACTCCCGTGGTGGTCTTGTTTCGTTACACGATTTACAATCTACACCACTCCAGGTTCCGCTACCGCAACCTGGACAATTCCCCGGATTATAATCTTCCGGATTAGGAACACTAGCGGCCTGCTTTTGCTGTGCCATCTGTTGTTCCTGGTAACTCTCAAAAGCTTGTTCTTGACCTTGACCTACGTATCCGCAAATGGCACAAACTGCGCCACCCCATGTGGGATTTTGACAAGCAGGACAAGGACCTGAATCTCCTGGAAGAACTGGTGCCGGTAACCTCATTTTCTCTTCGGACAATTTTAACAATTGTTCTGAGATTTTAAGGATTGGCATTATGCTCTCATTTTATCCAGGAGCCACGCGCTCTCATCTGCTGGTTCAAAAACATAGCTAAGCTCAAAAAAGCTAGGCTTAACGCAATTTTCCCAAACTAAAGCTTCAACTCGCTTACCCTCTTTGTATAAGGAAACGGTTTGACCCTTTAATCTAGGAATATGCTCACAAAACTCTTTAGGCTTTGAAGCATATTTACCACAAGCTGAACAAATAGTTCCCTCAACGTCAGCACCCATACTTACGGCGTTTAAACGACCTTCCATAATGGCATTTGCTAACTTAGGAAACTGTTCTCCGTCTACCTCCATCAGGCAGTAAACAGATCCATCTACAATTCCGGAACCTAACTTGGTTTCCTTGTAGATGGCATCTAGGATAACACCCTTGGCCTTCTTGTAATCCTGGTTGTTGTGTTCTACAAAAACTGGCTTACCGACGAACGTTCTATAATTATCACGAAGACCTTCAACAGGCCATCCGTCATAATTTGCATTTACTCTAGAACTAATAGCTCTGGATACTGTGTATACATAACCTGGTTCTGGAGTAAATCTAAAATCTTTGAAAGTAATTGGGTGCAACTCAATTTTTTCTGAAATTTTTCTACCAATTGATGGATAGAGCGTTAGAGAAGGAGCACCAAATTTTTTCATTTTATCAACTACTTAATGTGTTACCGAATGTGCTTTACATTGTCAATGGTACGAGAATCTTCAACTCCCTTGTGCCAACCAAGGTGTTCAATAACCATCTCCTTGGTGTGCTTACCATCTGTTTTAATTTCTTCTACAGTAGCTTTAATATCTTTGGTAACATCTTCTAAACGAGCTGCAATATCTCCAATATTTTGGGTATCCTTACCATTTGGAGAGACCTTTTTATCTAAGGCCTTAATATCTTCCGCAATTGTTTTAACCAATATTTTCTTTAAGAAGAAGAAAATAGAACCAACCGAAGTCAAAATAACCAGGATATTTGCCCAAAGTCCTGAATCTGCCCAGATTGATCCTAGCATAATTAATCCTTGTCGTAGATTGAGCCTTTGAGGTTTAGCTTATGTAAGTTGCGTGCAACTCCGCGTTCCTCGATGATGGCATACTTTTCAATGTCAGCACCTAAACCCAGGAAAGAACTCTTTGCATATGCCGTCTTTGGCAGTAAGCGTGGCTTTGGATTAAATGGTGTACTCATACGTACCTTACCCTTATTAATTTAATAAATTACATTATTAAAATGTAAAGTCCTGAGGTTCTTCTTCAACGCCTTCATCTTTGGCCATATTGTCTGGAGAAATACCGGTAGTATTGTGTGCTCTACCATCATCATCTGAATGGGTAGCTGGAACGTGTGTTTCGTGATCTTTTCCAACGGCATCAGCTAAGCGTTCAGCAAGGTGTTCTCTAAACTCATCCTCATTAAACTTTTCATAGGAATCGTCAACAATAATCTTCATACCGGAAGCAAGTTTCATACGCTTACGCTTTTTTTGTTCAAACGGTACAGCAAACTTCATACGATCACCGTATTCAACACGACCCTGGAATTCATCATCCTCGTCGTAGTCATCCCAACCACCAACACTAGCTGTCTTCTTCTTAGGACCGTTCTTTGGGCCCTTCTTAGAAGGCTTAGGCTGACTAGCCTTTTGATCATATGATTCTTCTGGACGTTGTCTCTCCATAGAAGGATAGGACTCAGAAGCAGCACTAACATCTGAACCAGGAGCAGGTCCTGTAAGGTTAGGAGCAACAGGCTGTCCAGTAAGGTCAATAAGAGCACCTGGAGCCATAGCTGCAGCAGCTTGAGGATCTTGGAGCATAGTCATATAGGCCATAAACTCCATTTCGTACTCAACTGGAATAGGAAGCTGAAGAGCAATAAGTCTATCAAATAGCTCCTTCTTCATTTGCTGTTCAGCAACAACTGTCTTAATCTTTTCTTCCTTACGAGCTTGGACTTCATCGTCAAAGTTAATTGGAATATTAACTGCAAGAGTACCAAGTGAGATTGGGAACCCTGATCCCTGAAGCTGTTGGAGGAATCCTCTTTCAACTGTTTCATCTCTTAAGTTCATACTACGGAATCTAATCTCTGGAATAGCTAACTTTGGACGTTCTTCAACATATTCTTCACCGGTCTCATCATCTACCATAAGAACAGTCTCCATAATTGGAATACCATTTCTCATCTCGTAGTGACCCTGACGCTCAGCAACAGGTTCCATTCTAGAACGAATAAATCTTTCAATCTTGTGTTGGTAGGTTGAAAGCATTTGTGTAATTAACTCACGGTTAAGAGCACCAGAGGCATAAGTACCAGACTGTCTACCACCCTGAAGTAATTCAGCACCAATACCAAATACCTGCATAACCTTGGACTCTACTCTAAGGAAGTCCTGGTCCAAACGAGGCATTGACTCGCGACCAAAAGCATTCTGAATAGTTAAACCATGGTGGTAGGTCATTAAACGGAAGTCAGAGTTAATGGCCATAGCCAGGTCGTCTCTTAATGACTGAAGCTCAGTAGCATCTGGAATCCATGGACCATCTTCGTCTACCTGAGGAAGACCAAGAGTAGCCAGAATAAGAGGAGAATATAATCTGTCAGCAATGGCATCTTGGGCGGCATTGAGAGATTCTTCAAGCATAAGCATGCGGAAAGCACGAAGAAGAATAGGAGTACCGTGTTCACTCCATGGATTAGTCTTAAACTTAATCTGCTTCATAATGACATCAGAGATTGGAATCTCCTTGTCTTGACGTGCCCAAGCAACTACGTCAGGGTAAAGCTGGGTAAGCATCTGGTATTCAGCTTGGGGTTCTCTAGTTTCAATGAGCTTCTTAATCTCATCTGGAACCTTAATTTGATACTGGTAGGTTCTTAATGCACGGTTTTTGGCAACAATAACGTCATTTGGATTAATGATTTCATCATCTTCCCAAGCACCAATACCATCATGCCAGGAACCCATGGCAAATACTTCACCTACGGTCCAGTGCTCTCTACCAAGGTCAAAAAGGAACTCTTGGTAGTCTAAACCATCAAAGAATAATTCAGAATAGAAATCTGCAATCTTTCTATCAGGGTGAACAAACTCAATATCCAGAAGAGGGTATCTGGTATAGATGTCAATTAAGGAAGGAACCAGGTAGTGGGTAGTATAGAGAAGACGAGCCCAGTCTCTGATCTTCTTCATCTGCTCGTCGGGATCCTCCATGTTGAACCACCACGTGCGCTCACGCCAGTACTCAAAGGGGTCGTGAAGTTTAGGCCAGGCCCATTGTGCATCAGAACCTGTAGCAGCACCTGTTTTACGATTAGCTGTCCTAGCCATACCTTCCATATCTGGAATAGATCTGAAGGTTTGAAGACTTTGTCTACCTCTGGATTCTCCACCTAGATTGGAGGCCATAGGACCAACATCATTTAGGATAGAGCCTGTCTTAACGTTGTTAAGCATTTCCTTGGCGGCCATTCTACCGCGAACAGGATTACTGGGAAGGGTGATACCTTCTTTTCTTAACTTAGCAAACTCTGAGGATGCACTTGGAGTACCATCATAGGTCATTGACTATATTCTCTCTTTAAGGGATACCATGCGAGGCTTTTTTTCTCTAAGTTCCCGTATAAATCTAATATAAATTATTATGGAAAATTAGATGGAATTGCACTTGGGGCAGGCACCATCGGTGTATGGAGCAAGTTCATCACCACAACTACCACAAAGATTAGCTGAACCCATGATATAGATGCCATCATTGATCTTAACTCCACTAAGTGTGAAGTTATCAGCTAATTTAACTCTAGTAGCGTGACGAATATTTTGTTGTCTTTCAATGGCCATTATATATCCTTTATTAGTTTAAAACAACTAAGCTTGAGGTTCAATCCAAGAAATACGTCCAAGAAGGTTAACGGGAACACCATTAACATTCTGGGCAACCAAGGTCAAAGTGTCAGGCCCGTCAGGGTAAATATTCTTGTCTGGTGTAGCAGTAGCAGCAACTGTTACAGTACCACCATTGAGGATACTATTACCAAGGTCTCTAATACCGGCTACGTTAACTTCTTGTGTGGTGTCTACAAAGAAACCACCGGTGACTTCACCAGCGAATAAACCACTTGCCACGGTAACACCATTCTGAACAGAAGAATAGTCAACGATTTGACTTAATGATGAGTTTGGGTTATTAGCGTTAGAAACTGTATTTACCCAGCTGGGTAGAGTACCACCATTAATGAGCTGTGGCGTAGAGTTTAGATAGGCCTTGATCAAAACGTTACCTGAACCAACCTGGGCACCACTGGTAGTAACCGTAACCGATACGTCAAGAGTTTGAAGCTGTAACTGAACACGATTGGAAAGTTCGTGGGAACCAAGGATGGAACTAATCTGGCTATTATCAACACTTGGGGCAATACGGATAGACATTAAAGCTCTTGTCTGTCCAGATGCCAAGGCAATTGGGGTTGTCTGACCGTAAGTAAACAAAAGGTTTTGGTCAGGGGAGAAACCACCATCCATTGTTACAGCTGTACCCCAGTGACTAAAATAAGGACTGTGGGTGGGCATTGCTAATTCAACTGCAATTGGGGCTGTAGGACTGTAAGTGTAGGCAGGTCCAGCTGAACCAGAAATATTAGTAGCTATACCCAATTGCTGGAATACAACTGTTGGGTTTGCAGCACCCATATAGGCACTACTAAAAGTAATACCACTACCAGCAATAGAAGACACGTACGTATTATCGGGGAAACCAGATGTAAGAGTTACTCTCATACCAACTTGAACGCCTGAACTAACTGTTGACCCACCAGCTGTATAACCAGTTACGTTACCGGAAGTTAGGGTAAGAGGAAGGTAGGTACCAGAAGCTGAGAGTGTCTGTACACCACGAGTAGTAATGGTAAACCCACTGGCTGTAATACCGTTATAGTTAACATACTCGATACCACTAGCAGGGAGTCTAATTGCAAGAGTACCACTAGCAGGGAATGCAAAATTACCAGCTGGATTAAGAGTACTGTTAACATAGAGGGTAGTATCTGTAGCACCAAAACCGTTATTTACACCAGAAGCTAAGGTAGCTATTGGTGGAGTTGTTACAGTTTCGTAACGACCAGGTAGATTACCAGAACGCATATAGGCCGTGGTATTAACATTATTATTAGCCAACTTGTGGCAGAACAAAATGTTACCATCAGTCGTTCTTAAGCCCCAACGAACAAAACCGGCACCGTACCATGAGTAGTCCAAGAGCCACATTTGCATCTTAGTGAGATCAAGATTGTATCCACTGGGGCCTGTACCATCTAACTTATCAATATTCCATAGACTTTGAGGAATACGATTATCAACTGTAGCAGTAACTGTTACATAGTTTGCAGTGATCCCACGATAAGCCGGGCTAATATTAATAGTTGTATCACTAACAATATCTGTTACACGATAGCTAAGACCACGAATAACAAGATTTTGTCCAGGAGCTAACTGCTTGCTGAATAGAGTAGGGTAGTTTGTATCTGTAGCTGTAATAGTAGTGCTACCATTAGTTACTGTTACACGACCAGCAATTTGCTTGATTGAGCTACGAAGAACAGCGTAAAGCTGTTGACCATCGTACTCAAAGAACATACCGTTCTCTTGGTTGAACAGACCCATTCTTTGGCTAGCGCCATACCAATTATTAACTGTGCAAATAAAGCTTGCAGGATAGTCAGATGGGTTTGTATTTCCAAGAACGTTTGTAGCAATAATTGTAAAGTGAGTTGCGTCAATAATACTGGCAACGTTATAAGTACCATTATATCCAGGAGTAATAACACCAGCAATATTTACACTTACGCCTGGGGTAAGATTGTGTTGCTCACGAGTCTGTACTGTAATAACAGAACCGATAGCTGTAGCTGTAGCTGACAAGTTATCAACAGTAAAAGCTGTCTTTAAAATTGTACCGGTGGCCATTTCAAGACCTTTACCGGACTGGTAGTGGAAATTACGACGAGTTTGTCTAATAGCTGATTGGTTGTTACTTAAACTCTGTGTACCAAACAAAACACCACCATCGAATGGGCGTTGTGCAAACAAAGATTGGTTACGAGGAACAAAAGAAGCTGAGTTAACAGTAATAGCACCATTTGTTAAAGCGCCACTTGCAACAGCATATGAAAAACCAGAGACACTTGTTACACCAGTTACAAAGAAATTACCATTTGCAGCAGGAGCAGCTGTTCCACTAACGGCAATTTCATTACCGACGGCCAATCCGTGATTAATTGTAGCGTTAACATAGACTACGGTACCACTAGCCGTCATCGTACCAATATTACTAACGGGTGCGCCAGTATAGTATGATTGCTGCCAAACCTGAGTCTTAAAGGGGTCAAAAATATTGGTTAAAGCACTTAAGTTATTAACAGCTTTAGCACTATAGGTAATATTTTGGCCGCTAACACTTTCTACAATAAAGTTACCATTTGCAGGAGTAAACCAGGTGTCCTGGATACTAATAGGCTGACCAATTGAGTAGGGGTTAGTACCAGAGAGGGCAACTGTTACAACTTTACTGCCAGGAGCAAGGCTAATACCAGTAACGGTTGTACTAGTAGTGGGAAGAGAAATTGGTGGGTATAGGTTGTAACCAGCAGGGTGCCAGTTGGTTGTGCCGAGCGCTTCCCACTTAGAAGTCTGGTTACCATACTCAAAGTCGGTGTCAATCATTGACTGAGGTGTAGAAACACGTTGCTTACCCACTGGGTCATAGAGTTCTTCTACGGGTACTGTACGTTGGGCATACTCATCAACAGTAATGGTAAGCTTGTCTGCAGGTGACATTGAATTGGTATTAGTACCAAATACAATAGTTGTAGTACCCTTGGCACTAGAAGTGGGTAAATTATTAGTGGTTAATATATTAGAGACAGAAGCTGTAAAATTGGCAAGATTAAAAGTGGGATCGCCTATTTTAAAAAGGGTAACACCTCTAGTAGTATTGACAATAGATACTAATCTCTCTTGGGGAATATACTGATTAATTACCAGAGTAGACGTATTTGGCGTAAATACGTAATTATCATAATACGATGTTGTCTGTGCCATTTATATTCCTTAACCGATAAAGTTGTGATTGGCTTTAATATTTTCAAGTGGAGAACCGTTCTTTGTGTAACTATTTACAGCGCCACCAGAGATTGTAATAACATCATTATCTTGAATGTTAAGCTGACCAAGATTACCGTTGGCCCAGATGGCTTCTTGACCAACTTGTTGAGCAGTCAAGTCGATAAACATACCAGGAAGAACCCAGTCAATAATGCCCGTTCCCCCAGAAGCAACCAGTCTATAAGCAGGGTAAAAGATTCCATCTACAATTGGTACTGAAATTAATGCTGCGCCAAAACCTGAACCAGAAATTACCGTCGAGGCAATAGTAGACCAATTTTGAGAAGCATAAAGTCCTGATACTGAAGTATAATAAGCATTTGGAGTAAAACGATCAAACGTACCCTGCAACCAAACTTTAGCTGTACCAGTAAAACCTGGCTCTGGATTTAATACAACTGTGAGTGCTTGAAGATCTTGTAGAGTTTCCATTGAACCAGGGGAGCAAATGGGACTTACGTCTAGGTTATTATTGACACTAGGTTTTAAGTTTAGCCCAGGATTAACGGAACCAGGATTGGCATAAGCAACAGCACCTGATGTAATTAAATTACCTACCTGACCACCACTAAAAGCAGTAGGGTAGGGAGTTGGAGCTAGATTAACAACATTACCACTCATCGTACTATTAAGTGACTGATTGTAGTAAGGTGTTTGAGCATAGCCTGTACCGCCATTACCATAAATAGTAACAAACTGGCCAAGGGGCCAGCTTCTCTTAACCTGCTTTGGTCCTTTACCTTCTGCTGAGTTCATTATAGCTCCAAGTAGTCTAGATTATCGACATCTGATGTATTTTGTGATTGTAGAAACTGTCTAGCTCTAGTAAAAATATCATCATCAGATAAATCAATCTCTATAGGCTTTTCGACGTCGTCTTCTATAGGTGGTAATTTAACTTCTGGTTCTTTTACTACTGCTTCAACAATCTTTTCTATTACCGGAACGGTAACAGGTGCTTCCTTAAGCTTTGGTGGGACTGGTGGAGCTAAAAATTTTACTAAATAGTTGCCCGTCAACATCCAGGTAGTAGTGGAAACTTTATCAGTCCCACTTAATCTAGCTAAACACCAGTTTTTGGTATCCCACTCAAAATCGTATTCTTTGCCATTATAGTCTATTACACTGCCTAGAAGGAATTCACGGTAGCGTGTTTCTACAACAGCTGATTTAATACCTACAACCTCATCAATAACTTGAATTGGTTGTTCAAGGGTAACTACAGGTTCTTCCACTTCTAATACCTCAGGAATTACCTCAGGTTCTCTAGGGGTAGAAAGAATCTGTATTCTTTTATTTCTAAACATTAGGCCTTAATTACCAACTCGTAATCGTTCTTACGCTCAACACTAGCGGTCTTGTCATCCCAGATAACAGCGAACTCGTTGTCGCCAACGGCAATAACTGTACCTTCAACTGTCTTACGAGCTGTCTTAAAGACTGCACGACTACCAACTAAGGTGTTGTTTGAAATGTCTGCAATAACACCCATAGTAACATTTACACGAGCTTGCTTGGTCTGGAAGCCATTAGCTTGCTTAGCAGCAATTGTAAGGTCCATTGAACCAGCATCTGGGACTGGCTGACCATAAGGAGCAGTTTGTTGTGCAGGATTACTGGGACTCTGGCCATGTGCTTGACCACTTGCATTGTCGCGGTCGTATTGAGCGGCCTGGTCCATTCTTTGCTGCTCTTGAATAGCCTTAAACTCTGGAGCATCATCACTTGAGGCATCCATGTAGTCATTTGGCATTTGAGCACCAGCTGGAACAAAGTTATCTGCTGTTCTAATGAACAGATTGTTGATTTCAACATTTAGACGGGGTTGCATGTTGTTTTCCTTTTCTACGATTAATAGATCTATTACTTAAATGATAATTCCTGTAACTTACATTAGTTACTTTAAAGTCATAACGATGCCGTTATTATCTTTATTTAATCCCTTTACATCTGTTGTTGGGGTATCTTTTACGTGATTCATAGTTGTATTAGTTTCAGCAGCAACTTCCTGTGCTCTAGGAAGGCTTTTAGCGTTATCTGGGTTTTCTACAATACCAGGGTAATTGATTGCTCCTGCTGATTTATAGGCTAAAGTTCCTCTACCACAGGACAGACAGGGTTCGCCGATTACTCTCCAGTTATCTGTTTCATTTTCATCGCCTGTATCTGTTTCAGCAGCACAGTGAGGATTATCACAGATTAAAGTCGGGTAAACAGCTTTTTTTAAAATATAGGCTGTAAGTTGAGGAACAGCTTCCCTCTGGCATTCTGGGTGTCTAAAGATTGGAACTCCAATCTCTGACTTATATTCGTAAACAGGATTATAGGTAGTAGAAGCTCCATCACACCAGTTACAGGGAGGACTCTGCTTATAACGCTTTGGTTCCTCTTCATCATAGGCCAGTTTAAAAGAGTTCTTATGCTTATTAATCTCAATGGCCTGAAGTTGCTTTTTAGCTTCCTCTTCGGTGTCATGAGTACCTAAAACTCTTCCAGCACCTTCTGTGGTAACAACATACTTACCATTCCAGTGATGAATTTCAGACAATCTGTACATCAGGCTTCGCAGTCCTTACAAACACCAGTCTCTGGATTAATAACATCTGGGTGCTTAAGCATTCTACAGCTCTTACACGGTACAGGGTCTGGGGTCTTAGTTGGAGCAAGAAGGTTTCCAAATCCATCTGTTTCTTTACGACCTCTACCGCCGCCACCACCTGCACCAAATGATCTAGGGGCTTCACCAGGGGCTTTTTCTTCCTTCTTGTCTCTCATAGGAGGATTAAGAAGAAGCCTCATAATGTCTGGCTTAGTAGAGTGCCATTCTGTAAGTTCTTGACCTCTAACAGGACGGCAACGTACAGCATCTTCTGTAGAGCTATAGACCTTACCATCACCCTCTACCCAGTCGGCCCAAATTTCATTAGAGTCATTGTCGACACCTCTGATAATACCATAGGCTCTTCTTTGACTAAGTCTAGGGCGATCTCTTAAGCTTTGCCCTGAACCAACTTCAGGCTCCTTAATACCAATAGCTCTCTGATCTTTAGGGGCCATAGGGATACTCTTAACGGTATTACCCTCTTCATCGATTCTAGTAGTGGTTAATCTAGGATCTCCACTCTTACGTTCACCGTTAGCAGGCATCCAGTCAACAATGTCTCCGACCTTTAAATCGTGAGTCTTTTTACCAAGGAGGGGCCATTGATCTGGCAGGTCATAGTTAGCAGATGAATCAGCACGTTGTTCAATTTGACGTTGCTTATTTCTTAAACGTTCAAGAACTGGTCTAGTCTTTTCATTGGCATCAGCAGGTGCTTCTGGGGTTTGCTGTTTAGCTACACCCTTGGGAGGCTTTCCAACAAACCAAAGCTTATCTGGACGTCCAACAGCTTCCTTAATAGAACCGCTTCTAGGGTTCCTTGTATCTCTAGGGTCTTGCTGTTCTTGCTTTCGACGCTTACGCCATTCCTTCATTAGATCAGTACCCTTTTGGGCCTTTTCATTGGCTACGGCTTGATCTACATCAATAGGTTGAGGCGAATCTCCAACTGTTGGAAGACTATAACCACCTGA